AGGGGAGATTCTAAGACAGTAAAAATAGCAAAAGATGCAGTTACATATGTCACTTCAGGACTTGTAGATAGAAATAAGCAAACAGTTTTATCATACTTACATAAAGCAATCAAAGCACTTAACCAGTTAAGAATGGTTGAGGATAGTCTTGTTATCTATAGATTATCTCGTGCTCCAGAAAGAAGAATATTCTACATTGATGTAGGTAATCTTCCAAAGATCAAGGCAGAACAATATCTGCGTGATGTTATGAACCGTTATAGAAATAAACTGGTTTATAATGCAGATACTGGAGAAATCAGAGATGACCGTAAGTATATGGCAATGCTTGAGGACTTCTGGTTACCTCGTAGAGAAGGTGGTAGAGGAACTGAAATCACTACACTTCCAGGTGGACAAAACCTTGGAGAACTTACTGATATCGAGTATTTCCAAACTAAACTTTATAAGTCACTGAATGTTCCATCAAGTAGACTAGACAGTCAAGGTGGATTTAATTTAGGTAGATCATCAGAGATCTTAAGAGATGAACTTAAGTTTACCAAGTTTGTTGGTAGATTGCGTAAGAGATTCTCACAGGTCTTTATGGATATGTTGAAGACTCAGTTAATTCTGAAGAATATTATAACTCCAGATGATTGGGAAGGTTTAGAAGATCATATACAATTTGATTTCTTATATGATAATCATTTCTCAGATCTTAAAGAGAACGAACTTCTTAATGAGCAACTTGGTGTTCTTGCTGCAATGGAACCATACATGGGTAAGTACTTCTCTGCTCAATGGGCAAGAACTAAAGTTCTTAAGCAGACTGAAGATGATATTAAGGAAATGGATAATCAAATGAAGAGAGAAATTGAGGATGGAATTATACCTGATCCAAATACTCCTTTAGATCCAGGAACTGGAATGCCTATAGATCAACTTGCGAATCCAGCAGAGAATCCTAACTCAGAAATGAATTTAGGTGCTCCTGTAAATGAACCAGATATACAAAAATCTAGTGATAAAGCGACCCAAATAAAAATGCCAAAAGGTGGAGAGATATAAATAATTCTTAGTTAATTTGTGACAAAATGGATGATTTAGTGGATTTAATGATTGATAATGAATCCCCAACCGACATAACTGATAGAATAAAGGAACTTCTTTATGCTAAAAGTGCGGATAGTGTTGAAGGGTTAAGACCTTCTGTTGCAGCAGGTCTGTTTGGTGATGATAGTGAGTTTGAACAAGATGTTGATCTTGATGCAAGTGTCACTAATGAAGTAGAACAAGAACCTGAAGAGGAGTCAAATGGCTAGACTTTTAGTTAAAGGAACAGAGGCAGCATGTCCTACTGGTACTGGTACTGCATCAACCTTTGATAATGCAACTGTAGTAAGGTTAGTTAATACTGCTGCTGGTGCTGATCATTTAGTTACAGTAGTAGAAGCAGCAAATGGTGCTGTTGTTGGAACCTTTACTATTATGAGGTCAACCTCTGAGGTAATTGAGAAGCAACAAGCACATGCTATATTCGCAGCAAATGCTGCAGTATTGGGTGCAAAAGTAGGTTACACGAATTAAAACGATGAAATTAATCACAGAAGAAGTATCTAAGGTTAAATTTATTTCCGAAGGTAAAGGTGCAAATAAAAAATTATACATTGAAGGAGTATTTCTTCAAGGTGGTATAAAAAACCGTAATGGTCGGATGTACCCTGTAGAGACTCTTTCTCGTGAAGTTGGTCGTTATAATGAATCTTTCGTTAAGAAAGGTCGTGCTTTAGGTGAGTTGGGACATCCAGATGGTCCAACTGTAAACCTAGATCGTGTTTCACATAAGATTACTTCTCTCGTTCAAGAAGGAAATAATTTTAGAGGTAAGGCACAATTGCTTTCAACTCCAATGGGTAAGATCGCATCATCTCTTATAGATGAGGGCGTGACACTTGGAGTATCTTCTCGTGGTGTTGGTTCACTCAAAGAAGATCTTCATGGATGCAAAGTTGTAGGTGAAGATTTCATGTTAGCAACTGCTGCAGATATCGTTGCTGATCCATCAGCACCTGATGCTTTTGTATCAGGAATCATGGAAGGAAAGGAGTGGATTTGGGAAGGTGGTAACCTTCGTGAGCAGGTTGCGTCACACACAAAAAGACGCATAAACACTCTAGTTAGTCAAAAACGTTTGGAAGAGCACAAGCTTGGTTTGTTCCAAGACTTCCTTTCAAATATCTAACTTAATAAATAAATATAGTAAATTACTAAAGGTAATCGGAGTATTTCAAATGTCCCGTGGAAAAAAATTACAAGAAATGGAAGTAGACGTTAAGGAATCCAACGCTGTTACTGCTGGTGCTAACTCAGGTGATAAGGGAATGCCAAAAGCTGCCTCTAATGCATCAGGAGTTTCCACACCTGGCAATAGCGGTACTTGGGAAGACTTAGGCGGTCCATCTCCAGAAAACTATAAGACCGATGATGAGTCGGCTAAGTTAAAGACACCTGGTGCTACACTTAAGCAAGTTAAGGATGTAGTTAATAAAGGTGCAAAACCTGGTGACCAAACAGCAGGGACACTTAAAAAAGAAGAGTCCGAAGCCGAAGGTAATGTTGTTGCAGAAGAAGAAGTTTCTACTGATGAAGTAGTTGCTGAGTCTGAAGTAGCAGAAGAAGAAGTTGTAGAAGAAACAGTTGAAGAAACTCCTTCTGAACTCCGTAAGAAAGTTAAGGAAGCAATTGATACTCCAGAGGGAGAAGTAGTTGCAGAATCCGAAACTACAGAAGAAGTTAGCGTCGAAGAAGACGTTGAAGCACTTCTACAAGGCGAAGAACTCAGTGAAGAGTTCCAAGCAAAAGCAAAGACTATCTTTGAAGCAGCAATTAATTCTAAAGTTGCAGCAATCAAAGAAGAGTTAGAAGCAGACCACATCAAAGCAATCAAGGAAGAAACTGCAGAACTTCATACTGAAGTTACTGAAAGAGTGGATGGTTACCTTGAGTACGTTGCTGACGAGTGGTTAAAAGAAAACAAACTTGCCGTGGATCAAGGTCTTAAGTCAGAATTGTCTGAGTCCTTTATGACTGGCATGAAGAGTCTTTTTGAAGAACATTATGTATCAATCCCTGAAGATAAATATGATGTACTTGAGAGCATGGTAAATAAACTAGATGATATGGAGTCAAAACTCAACGAGCAAATCGATAAGAATGTTGCTCTAAACAAGAGACTTGCAGAATCTGCATCCGATGGAATACTAAGTGAAGTATCTGAAGGTCTTGCAATAACTCAGAAAGAGAAGCTTGCTTCACTTGCTGAAAGTGTTGAGTTTGAAAGTGAAACCGATTACCGTGAGAAACTAGTAACACTTAGAGAATCTTATTTCCCTACAAGTGCTCCTAGTGCTCAAAGAGACAACTCTGAGAATATTTCAGAAGAGAGTTCACCAAGTGCCAAGGAAGTTTCTGGAAGCATGGCGAATTATCTAAGTACTCTACAGAGAGTCACTAAGAAGTAATTTCTCATTATTTTTTAAACCCAAACACTTTTTAAAAAAGAGGTAGAATCAAATGCAAATGTTCAACGCTGAACAACTGCAGGAGAAGTGGGCCCCATTATTAGACGCAGATAGTGCTCCTAAAATCGAGGATGCACACCGCAGAATGGTTACCGCAGTTCTTCTGGAGAACCAAGAAAAATTTATGGCTGAGGAGCGTAATTTCCTCTATGAAGCACCCACAAACATCGGTAATGCTGCTGGAGCATCTGGTGGTTTCGGTGGTAGTGCTGCAGGTGCAACAAATGGTGATACACCAACAGCTGGTTTCGACCCCGTACTAATCAGCCTAATCCGTCGTGCAATGCCAAACTTGGTCGCTTATGACCTTGCTGGTGTTCAACCAATGAACGGACCTACTGGACTTATCTTCGCAATGCGTTCACGCAGAGATAATCAGACAGGAACAGAGACCTTCTACGATGAAGTTGATTCAAGCTTCTCTGGACAGGATAGTGGAGACAACCTTACTCAGGGTCTTTACACTGGTGAAACTTCTGACGGAGTTGCAGTTGGTTTCGGTACTACTGGACCTCAAGCAGGTACAAATCCAGGTGCCTTGAACCCAAGTTCTGCTGCTACTCAAGCTGCATATAACGTTGGTCAGGGTATGAATACAGGTGATGCTGAGGCTCTTGGAGATGCCGATGGCAATCACTTCAACCAGATGGCATTCAGTATTGAGAAAGTTACTGTGACTGCGAAGTCCAGAGCACTCAAAGCTGAGTACAGTTTGGAACTTGCTCAAGACCTTAAGGCAATTCATGGTCTGAATGCTGAAGCGGAATTAGCAAATATTCTCTCTACAGAGATTCTTGCTGAAATCAACCGTGAAGTTATTCGTACCATTTACAATGTTGCTGAGTCTGGTGCACAAGCAAACGTTGCTAACGCTGGTAGATTTGACTTAGACGTTGACTCCAACGGTAGATGGTCAGTTGAGAAGTTCAAGGGACTTATCTTCCAGATCGAGCGTGATGCAAACGCAATCGCCCAAAGAACTCGTCGTGGAAAGGGTAACATGATTCTAACATCTGCTGATGTTGCTTCTGCCCTAACTATGGCTGGTGTACTAGACTACACTCCTGCTCTTAACGCTAACTTGAATGTAGACGATACAGGCAATACATTTGCTGGTGTCCTTCAAGGTAAGTATAAGGTATACATTGACCCATATGCTGGTGGTACAAACGGAGCATCTGCTGGTGCTCAGTACTATGTTGTAGGTTATAAGGGATCTTCTCCTTATGATGCTGGACTGTTCTATTGCCCTTACGTTCCTCTACAGATGGTTCGTGCAGTGGGTGAGCAGAGTTTCCAACCAAAAATTGGGTTTAAGACTCGTTATGGTATCGTTGCAAACCCATTTGCTCAAGGTGCTACAACAGACTATCCTGGTTCTATTAAGCGTAACTCTAACGTTTACTACAGACGTGTTAAGGTTCAAAACCTCATGTAAGAAGAAAGGAAATATATCCTTTATTCAAGAGACTCTCCTTCGGGGGGGG